TATACATTCCAAGACGGCAGTCAAACTGCGGTTGATGGTTATATGGACGCACAATTAACTACTATGGGTGCATCAGATAAATTTTTAGGTGTTGCTTATGTATATATACAAATGGTATTTGATGCTGAAAAGTTTGGTGGTGGACAACCTGCAATATCATTTAAAGTTAAAGGTAAAAATGTTTATGACCCTAGAACTGGTGCAAATGCAACAACAGACTTACAAAGATCAAATCCCGCTCTTATTATTAGAGACTATTTAACAGATACACAGTATGGTTTAAAAGCAAAATCTTCCGAAATAAATGACACAACAAATGCGGGTGGTATAGCTTCTGCAGCCAATACTTGCGATCAACAAGTAACACTTGCTGACGGTTCAACACAAGAAAGAAGATATACAACTAATGGATTTACAAACTTTAGTGCAAATGGTAATGGTGTTCTTGAATCAATCCTTAGTTCTATGGCAGGAAAGATGTCATATGTTAATGGTCAATTTACAGTTTTTGCAGGTGCTTCACAAACACCAAGTTTAACAATTACAGATGATGAATTATTAGCACCACTTGCAGTTTCAACCAATTCTTCAAGTGGCGATTTGTTTAATTCAGTAAAACCAATATATGTTGATGCTTCATTAAATTACATTTCAACTGATGCAGAGGTTTATCAAGACTCTACATTCCTTAATGCTGATACACCAAGTGGTGAAAGCACGGCTAACTATGTAAAACAAATGGAAACACAATTGCCATTTACCGTAACAGACACAATGGCACAAAGATTAGGTCGTATTGCTTTAAAAAGCCAAAGACAAAGCACAACCTTGTCTGTTTTAGTAAGCCTTGAATTTATGCGATTGCAGCCAAATGACTGGGTGTATTTAACCAATGAAAGATTAAGCTACACCCAAAAAACATTTGAAGTTTTATCTACAAATATGGAAGTCATACAAGATGGCGATGTTCCAATAATGGCAACTAGATTAGAACTTAAAGAAATAGATGCATCCGTATTCAATTTTGCAACTAACGATTACACCACAGGTCAAGCAGAGGGTTCTGATGTGTCAACAGGTGATTACAGTGTAACTGCACCATCAAACCTTGCACTAGCACAGCAAAACGCTATTGATGGCACAACCAGTAAGGTAGATATACTTGTAACATGGACTAATAACGCCAGTGATAAAGTTACACTCACAGAAATTGCCTACAAGTTAAGTTCAGATACACCCTACACATCAGATTTTACAGTTGGCAAGGGTGTCGCAAAAGCTGCCATTCCAAATGCTGTAGTTGGCAAAACATACAATGTGAAAATAAGGCATATAGATGTCAATGGTGTCGCTAGTGCTTATACAAGCGCAGTTAATATCACGATAGCGGCAGCTTCGTCTGCGCCATCAACCCCAAGCTCTTTATCAGCATCAGCAAGTAAAGGTCAAATACTTGTATCATGGACTAACCCTAACAATAGTGATTTAAGAGCAGTAAAGGTTTACAGAAGAACTGCAAACACCACACCAACTGATGATACCTACCTTGTTGATACGCTTGCAGGAGAGCCTAATGCCGTAACAACCACAGTGTTTGGAGATCAAGATGGATTAACTGCAGGCACTACTTATTACTTTTGGGTTAGGGCAATCAATCACTCAGGACAACATTCATCTTTTAGTAGTTCAGTTAATGGGAACTTTGCTGCAACAGGTGTCGCCGATGGTTCTATTACAACACTAAAACTGGCTGCAAATGCAGTAACGCAGGCTAAAATTGCAGTTGATGCCATTCAAGGTTCGGTCATAGCTGCAGGCGCAATTGTGGAAAGCAAAATAGGTTCAGATGCAGTAACCACAGCAAAAATTGCAGATGATGCTGTTACTAACGCACTCATAGCGACAGACGCAGTGAATCAAGACTCCATTGCAGCAAACGCAGTGACCGCAACAGAGATTGTAGCAGGCACTATTACTGCTAGTGAGATTGCATCAAATGCTATAACAACAGCTAAGATAAATGCAGGTGCAATCAATGCAGACAAGATAGCATCAAACGCTATTACATCAGCTAAGATTGCTGCAAATACTATTGTGGCAGGAGATATAGCTGCAAATACTTTAACAGCAACAGAAATAGCTGCAGGAGCAATAGCAACAGATGAATTGGCTGCAAATGCTGTAACGGCAGCAAAGATAACAGCAGGAACTATTACAGCTACAGAAATAGCAAGTAACACTATTACTGGTGATCGTATTAATGTTGATACGCTAAATGTAAAAAGTTTTGATAATGTTAGTTCTACAATTGTTAGTCATGTTACAGCAGGAACTAAATTTCCACTAGCTAAAGAAAGTCAGTCTTATGTACAAAGATCATCAGCATATACAGGTAGTAATGCTTCATTTGTACCAGTAACTTTAACTGAAATTAGAGATAACGCAGGCTATGTAGCAATTTTTTCAGGAGTTCTTGGTGATGTAAGTGATGGTAGAGTTCAATATTCCTTAGATAATTCTACTTGGGTTAATGCAAGTGGTAATACTAGTATTACATGGAATGCAGGAACTTACAGGGGCTATACTTATGTATATACGGGACAAATAACAACTTTAAGTGCATCTCAATCTACAGTGTATTGGAGAGTTTATTTTTCAGGTGGTTATAATCACACACAATTATCTTTAAATGTAATGATGGATAACACACGATAATGAACACATTTACTGTTTACAAAACATCAACTGGTGAAATTTTATACAGCACAAGTACAGCAACACCTATAGATGAGGTAGGATTGCAAACAGGCGAAAGTATTATAGAAGGCTCATATCAATCTAATGAATATGTAATTACTGATGGCTCTGCTGTTAAAAGAACAGATAATGTTTTAGACATTGTAAGGAATTTAAGAAACTCATTATTATTAGAGTCAGACTGGACACAATCATCAGACACACCCTTATCTGATTCTAAAAAAGCAGAATGGGCAACTTATAGACAAACATTAAGGGACTTACCTGCTAATAACACAAGCGCAACATCTATTGATGATGTTACATTTCCAACGAAACCCACATGATAGAATTAATAATTATTATATTTGGAATATTTGGGTTGCCTGCAATAGCACTTATAATATCTGATGATATAAACAACATCTTATAAATATGCCTGCAAAATTAAAAAAATCTGTAAAGTCTTTTAATAAAAAGAATAATAAAAAAACCGTAGAACACTTCTATTTAAAAAGTTATTCTAGTGATGAATTGCAAAAGATAGCAAATGATCAAAACACAAAACCAAAGATTGTGCAGAAATGCAAAAATGAATTAATAAAAAGGAGATAGATATGCAACAAGACGGAAGATTTAGCGGAGACATGGATAGAAACGAAGTAGAAATGGATTTGCAAAAGTTCATGGCTATGATAGAGGAGATCGGTCAGCTTAAAGATAAGATTAGAGAACTGGAAGATGCCACCAATGTTAATCCTTGGCAGAAAGTCATACATCTAGCAAGGGCAGTGGACTCATGGCGAATATTCCCTAGAATCTTTGTAGTGGTTTACATCTATCTTATGTATGAATCAGTCATATGGTTCATGAATCTACCCGAGCCTAACTTAGAGCAATCAGCATTAGTGTCTGTAGTGGTAGGTGCTATGGGTGTAGTGTTTGGTGTTTATTCGGGTAAGAGCGGCCAAAGCAAAGGCTTCAAAGGAGAAGAAGATAAGTAATTAGGCTACTTGTACTAACAAGCTAAGTAAGCCTACTGGTAAACCAACAGCAACTAATACATTAAAAAATGCAGAGTTGAGAAGTTTAATTTCTAGTCTTAGCAATTTTTGTTTAATTATTTTTTTCATTTTATTCCTTATCAAGTTATATAGTTATTATAACAACTCTATACAAAAATACAACACCTTATGATACGATTTACAAAACTATCTAAGACTAGATATAAAATAGCAGTGCTGTAGTTTCATAGGATTCACTTATGAACGATAAAGATCAAAGAAAACACGACAAGATTATTGCTTGGGCAATGTTAATGTTTTGTATAACCTTAGTAGCAGGCATATCTTTAAAAGCAAATGCACAGTCAAGCCAACAGTCAGGCACGGCTTGTGTTAATGGTTCGCAGTATTGTGAGAACAACAGTCTTGATACAGTCAACACGACCACGACAACCAACACCAATACAAACACCAATACAAACACGAACACGAATACTTCAACCGCCACGAACACGAACACCAATTCAAATACAAATGTAAATACTAATACTACTACTGCGACAAA